ATTTAGAACTGATAAATGTTCGTTGTTTGCAGTAATTGTAAATGCGCTAGTAACTGAGATACTCGTATTATTTATAATGCTTGCAACAACACGGATTTCTGTGTTAACAACAATAGTTGAGCCCACATCTATAATACCTAAACTACTAGCAACATTAAATTTAGTATTTGTTCCTGTAATATAGATACTCGCATTGGCAACATTTACTGTTCCGGCAATCGCTTTAGCAGAAGTTGTTGATACAGTAATTGTATTTGCATTAAAAGAGGCATTCTCATTTAAGTCAGCATAATTTATAAATCCAGCTGGATGCAATAGTTGTTTTAATACTTTTTTGTATTTTGTGAATTCTACAGCTGAAGAAGTTATGTATGAATAATCAACATAGTAATCTTGGCCTTGTAGTTTTCTTTCTGAGGTTGACAAAATAGAATCAGATGTTGTCCATCTTCCAGGCAAAGAAACATAAACATCTCCAATTACAGCAGCTGCAGTTGCCGTACCACTACCAGACCCTGTTAAGTCTACTTGTGGAATATATTGATATCCTGTACCACCACTCACAACTTTAATAGAGATGATTTGACCAGGTTGTGTGTTTCCAATAAATGGTGTAAGTGCTTCGCCATCGGCCATTAATGCAGAAATTTGTACATTTGCATTGGTTGCCGAAACATTGGATGATGATACGGTTATTGTTGGAAAATTATTTTGTGTATAACTTTGGCCACCAATTAAGTAGTCTCCATATTTACCAACTTTCTTACTAGTTGAAGCAGCCGTCCAATTCACATTTACATTTGCATAGGTAGTATTTGAAATTGAATTGATATATCTTGATTCATTATTAATGATGATTCTATCACCAACTCTAATTTCTGTGCCAAATTGTGTTCCTGTGCCAACAATGAACGGACTGTTGTTTGTTATATTTGCTGTGCCAGAAACTCTGGATGGTTGAATTTCAATTTGAGTAATTGTGCCATTTGCATTAATCGATTTAACTGCTGCAGCTGCACCTCTTCCATTTGTACCTAAAGGATTAGAACCCAACACAATTTCATCACCAACTTGATATCCTGTTCCACCATTATTAATTTTTATTCTACCTACTGATTTGAAATCTTTAATAGCAAAAGAATTACTATTTGCAGTAAACAATGGTGAGTTAGCATCTAGCGTTGGAGAAATTGCGGTCGATGTATTTGAAAATAGAACAATAACATTTGATATTGGACCCAAATTTGTCAAGGTGAAATAACTCAATGCATCAGCAATAACTGTTGACACATTTTCACCTGTTGTAATTACTGTTGCAGGAAATCCATAATCAGCTGCTGAAATTAATGTATTTGCATATGTTGAAATGGCATCATTAGATACAGTATAAGTATTTGCTGATGAATTTGCAATACCTGTTGTATCTGTACCGTCAATGGCAAGGTCAAGTGCAAAAGGAGAAACACCAGAAACTGTAATATCGCCATTAAGTTCAAATCCTGCACCACCATAAGTCACAACAATGCCATCAATGTAACCCTCAACAATATCATCAACTTGAGCAGTAGCATCTGTGACTGCGCCACCACCCGTGATAATAACAGAGTCACCAACATTATAACTTGCACCACCATTGATGACATTAATTCTGTTGACGATTGAAAATGTATCAGCTTTTAAAGTTATTAATGTATCATTATCATCAATAATTGTAGTTTGAATTTCTTCACCGCCAGAAAATGTTCCCACTAATGTTTTATCACTAATAAACAATTCAAATGGAAAACCAAGATTCAATCTGTCAGTAATAATTCTTTTTACTGATTTTTCAACGATTGCGGTTGCGCCAGAAGTAACGCCTGTAACTTGCCTATTTTTAAGCAAAGCAATATCAAAATTTGTATATATTACCTTAACTTCTGAATTTGCCGAAGGTGCGGTATTAAAAACTAATTTTTTTGATTCTTTACGAATAAAATAATCTGTGGTGATTGTTTTTAAAACTCCACCCACATAAACTTCTACTTCATCATTATTGACTTGTTGTGCTAAAGAAAAACTTGTGTTACCTGTTGCGGTATAAACACTTCTTATATCAGTATCAATTCTAAGAATATTGTCAACTGTCCATTTGCCATCAGAGGCTCTAAGAATGTTATTTTTTGGATAGATTAATTCTAATTCTTCAGAAAATAACATTCTGAATAAAAGTTTAAAAGACCCTTCTGATCCTTTAGAGAGATATATGGGTAGAACATTTTTAATTAAAAATGCTTTATCTACAGTTACATCTTTAGGTAAATATGTAGCAAACGAATTGAAAAATTGTTGCTCAAAATCTTCTATTGAATCATCAACATCCGAAAGGCTTCTTAATTTTTTTGATACCGAAGTTAAATCATTTATTTGAGTGCCTTGTTTTGTTTCAAGATACTCATAATAAGCTTCCAAAAATGTAATAAACAGGGGATGTTCGTCCCGAACAAATTCAGGAACCTGACGATTAATCAGTAAAGAGACTTTGTTATCAGACATTAAATTGCAGAGAGTTCGGTTGTTATGGAAGTCGTATCAGTATCGTCAATAGATATGATTGTGTTCTTTGCTGTTTTTACAATACCTTTTCCTGATCCAATAGTTAATCTAATTAATCCATCTGTGGGAACAACAGATAATATTCTGACATCATTTATGGTAATTGTTCCTGTAACATAATTAATTGTTCCAATTTGTTCATCGATTGTTTGTTTTTCTGCATTGTCATCATAATAAATTGTTCTCAAATAACCAAACTTGCCATCTAACACAGCAGACCCAGCAGCACCATATCCACTGCCACCAGTAATCGTAACGATGGCTCTAGTGTAGTTAATTCCTCGGTTTGTTAATACAATACTTTGTATTTTTCCATTTACAACTAATGCGCTTGCAACAGCACCAGTACCGTCACCTGTAATTGTTACTGTTGGTGTTTCTGTATATCCAGTTCCTGCGTTTGTAACTTGTATCTCAGAAATACCGGTAAATGATTCGGGCACTTCTTCAAACAAAACAGTTTTTATTGCGCCAGTAGAATCAAAAATTCTAAACTCGGAAGAAGTTAATTTATTAGTTGTTGTTCCACGATTTAGTGATGCATTAAAATTGATTGTATATGTTGTTGATTCACCCAAAGTAGGTTCAAATCTTTTCTGTAAATATAATTTTGTTTCAGAACCACTAATAGCATTTAAATCAACACCATAAACACTATCTTGTAATTTTGAAAGAACAAAAGTTGCTCCAAATTTATTTAAGTTTGTATTTCTATACAAAAGTATAGCATCTCTTATTGAAGATTTTAGTGCTTCAGATGTTTGAGTAGTTTTATTTTTATTGTACTCAACATAATTTTCAATTAATAGGTATAAGAATTCAGGATCCCGAATTATTGTATCAACAGAAACAATTGATTTTGGTTTAATAATCTCATCAATAATTCTTTGTTTTTCTGTTTCTGAAATATAATAGTTTTCTTTTGGTTTCAAAGATATAAGAACTTTTCCATATACTGGTGGAACTTCTTCTTCACCACCCCATACCGAAATAGAATCAATTGATGGGTAATTTCTTTTTAAATATGATTCATAATCTTTTGTTGTAATCAAACGATTTTGTGTAGTAAACTGTGCAGCTGCACCAAATTTAATGTCATCAACAGATTCTCTCTCTGCACCACCAGATGCAGCTGAAACTGGAGTAACTGTAAAATTGGTTAGAGTTTCATTCAAACTGTCAGTTAATGTCAATGCACCAACAAAATTATTTGCTTTGTTTGCAGTTGTTCCATCGGTTAACAAATATCTCACAGAAATAATACCACCATCAGGAATACTTTCTCCGACTATATTATTTCCAAAATAGATTTGATACTGACCATTCTTTGATTCTTGTAAATAATAAACCGCAGAGGTAGAGTCAACATCTAAAATGTCTGTAACTAAATTATAAACTGTAACTGCCGTAGATACTGACGATGGCGATACGGTAACTTTAATTGTTGTTGTATCAATATTGTTATCTGGCAATGTAAATATTTGTTTTGGATTTGCGGCTTGATTATGTGTGAAACTATAAGTTATTAGTTGCCCCTCATGAATATCAAGATTTTCAAAATAATATGAACTATTTGCTTTTGTTACTGTTGTATCTTCCAATACAACAAAGTTATAAACTTTACTGTCAATTTGATTTGATAAAAAAGAATATCCTGAAGGTATGGTTAATGTTGCAGCCGTACTTGTTGCTGAAGCCACCAAAAAATTAATGGTTGCAATCGGCGCTCTTGTTGAATATGGAACATACCCCAAAGACTTAGCATGAGACACAACCGAATCTCGCAACAATGCAGTATCCATAAATGATTCATTTGCAACCATATTAAGATAGTAGGCATTATAATGTGTGTTATATGCCAAAATATCAAGCAATACATTCAGCCCTGACCCCTCAAAGTCATAGTCTGTAAATTCGGATTGTTGATTTAGAAATGTTCTTAAATTTGTCTTGATTGTATCAAAATCAAGTTCTGTTACTCTTAAGCGGTCTGCCATATTATCTAATCCGTTCTAGGAAAAAATTAATTGTAATTGGGTCTGGATTGTTTATCACAAAAAATTCCAGTCTAATTTTATACCCATTTTCATCAGGTGAAGGAATTGCAGTAGTAGAAGATATTTCAACTCTCGGTTCAAAATTATTAATAGTTTCTTCTATCTCTCGTTCAATTTGAGCTGCTAATATAACATCAACATTTTCAAACAACAATCTACGAATATTTGATCCAACTTCTGGTTGGAATGGTCGTTCAAAATGGTTAGTCAAAATTAAATTTTTGACCGAATTTATTACTGCATACTCCGCTTTGTGAGTGTTAATGTCTTTACGAATTGGATGAATCGCAAAATTCAAATCCAAATCTTTGAAATTTCGTGTGGAATCTATGTTTGTTGTGGCCATGTTCTATTTATCTCATCCACCAATAATAACAGTCGCAGAACCAGTTTTGATTTCTCCTGTATCTGGTCCATTAACCTCACTATCGTTATCAAGTGTGCTGTCTCCAATACGA